CTCTCTGGTAAGCCAAAGGCTTTCCTAACCCAGCGCCGTGAGGCACCGGGGCCCCCCTAGGCTACTGTAACCTAGGGGGAGGGGTCCAGGATGATCCAGGACCCCCATACGCAACTCTGCGTATGTTCGTGACCGACAACCGTCGGTGGACAAACGTATTCCGGCTTTTAGAACCGGAAAGTGCCCCGTAGAGATAGGCTATGCCTACCTCCCTCGATGACCGACCATAGTTGCTATGATCGGCAATCGGTCTCGTTTCGATCTGCCACCAAGACATGCACCACAAACTTCGTTCGTAGCGCGTGAACCTTGAGGCCAAAAAGAAATGGGAATAACGACTTACTCTGAACGCCTGGTCAGTAACATCTGAGTAATCAGGTGCTACAAGGCGAAAGCGCTCAGGTACGCGATTCAGCAATTGGTGCTGGATACGCGTTCCGCAGTGAAGACAAACGACACTGCGATAAAAGGCGTTATGGAACTTGAATAATGCCTGGATATTATCCAAAGCGTAATCCAAGATTACGGGACGTACGTCTGCGCCGCTATAGTAATCCTTTCCACAAGACTCACGAAAAGGTCCGGAACCAAAGGTTTTGGACTTATTCGTCGTAAACCCCAACTGCGCCAAAAGCGCAATGAGGGGCTCAAATGATCGCTTGCGAACAATGATGTCGTCTCCGTATACACGGAAATCAACACCACTAGAGCCAGCGCCGACCGCATTACATGCGGCCGCAAAGATCAGAGTCTGTAAAGGAAAACAAAAACCGTTCCCCATCGAGCAGAACTTGGAGTAGGTATGAACCTCACCCTTGTACATGTACGATTTAGATCTGATTCTATTAAGAATATAGAACCAATCTGGGGGTAGAAGCGCCTGTACAAGACCGGTCGCAATGCTATCACTAGCACTGCTAAGGTCAATAGTACAGAACGCATCATCCTTATCAAACGACCCAAGCAGGGCCATTTTACAGTTGCTTTCCTGATCGGAAAGATCTAGTTTTGCGCGGCGCTTTAGCGCGTCACGCATCACCTCGTCTATCCCTTTCTGTAAGTAGCTGTTAAGGAGCGGTTCAACAGCGATGGACCGAAGTACC